TTCCAAGGACACCTTGAACTGAATGTAGTGTATCTGCCATAAATTATTCCTTTCCTATGATAAAGCTAATACTAAACCTAGACTAACACCACTTGGTGCAAGTGCTACAATATCGGCTACTGTGGTCTTTTTAACGGCGTTACTATCATCTGCGTCGCCAATTAAAACTATATCTGCCGAAGCTACGGTAGCTGATGTTGCACTATTTGGTGCAATCGTTAAATCAGCTGCACCAGATGTTGCACCCCCGGATAAACCAGAAGTACCAGCTGTATTGACTGCTGTTATATCGCCGTCGCCTATAAATGATGTCCACGCTGATCCGTTATAAAACTGTAATATATTGGTATCTTTTAAAAAGCAAAATTGTCCCTCTATTGGACTTGTTATTTGTGCGTCCCTAGCTGTACTATCTGCAAAAATAGTAACAACTTGTTCCATAAAGTAATCATTTACGTCTGCTGCTGTTAAAACTTCGCCTGTTGAAAATACCTTAAATCCGTTTGCCATATTTTTAGTTTATCCTTTCTAATGTATATTTACTAATGTGTGTCATTAATAACCTAGTTTATCTGTGTCTAAAATACCAAATAACGTGTTATCTAGTCGCATAAATGCCTGTACATCAGCATTTGACAACTTATACGATACAGTAAACAAGTCTGGTGTTATGTTATAACTTACGCTATCAATAATTTCATTGCTTGTTATTTGGCTTGGCGATCCACTTCCCGGTGGTGTTAGCTCTACTTTCACTACGTCGCCTACTTCTCTAGCTAAAACTGTGTTTTGGTTTGACGTACTAGCTTCTGTCAAATCAACAACTAAGTCATCAAATCGTATAATTGCGTCTTTAAATTTACCTAATAAAAAGTTTGCAGCGTCTAGTACTTCTGTATCTGTGTTATTGTATAAACCAGTTCTTTGCAATGTTCTAACAAGGTATTTACCTTGACTAGCTAAATCCTGTGCTTGTTGTGCTGTTCCACCAACACGTTCCAAGTTAACAATATTATAAATTTCATTGTCATCATTAATATAGTTAACTTGCAAATAAGGTACATCTGAACCGTCATCACTAAATATTGCACTTGGTGTACTAGGGAACGTTGTATGTCTTGACTTAAATTGTAAAGTTCCAGATTTATCTATAAATAATAAACCATTCTCTGAACGTTCAATTTGTTGTAATATGGATAATGTATTGTCACTAATACTACTTAAACTTTGCATTGTAGATACACCTGTTTCAATACTTCTATTAGCTGAATATTTAACATTTGCATTATCTAAAACACTTTCAACTAAAGAACCACTTGTTTGACTTCCAAATGAAGCGTTTATAAGTGCTGTATTTGCTAATTTCATAAAACCGTCTGACGCTGAAAAATCTGCAAATGAGTTGTTAGCGTCTGGGTAACTTAAACCAATATCTGTTACAAAACCAACAAATATATCTTCATAACTTGATCCACCATTAGTTGTAGCGTCAATATGTAAAACTATCAATGGTTCTATACCCGGCGAATAAGGACTGGATGTATTAGTATTTTCATACTTTCTAGCATTATTTAAAAGTCTTACAGTTGCATACCCTGTTGAAAAACTATCTAAATCCCTTGATCTACCTCTATTGACACTTACACTTTGTACATCTGCTGTAACATCTGTTAACGTAACTGCACCACCTAATTGCCCTGTATCTAAAACACCACGAACTAAATCGTCTAATGTAAATTCGTTAGCAGTAAAACCAATTCTTACCCTAGTGCTTGGTACTGCCATTAGTTAAGATTTATAATACGACTAAGATTGCCGTTTGTTTTTTCATATTTTTTTAGTGCTTCAACTACTTTATTAGCTGCGTCTTGTTCATTGCCAACGTTACCATTGAAATTTATTGTTGTTTCGCCAAATCTACTTGCACCACCCATTGCACCTGCTTTTGCTAATCCTCTCGCACGATCTACATTCCTATCTGCTGCTTGTCTTGCGTTAAAACCTGCTAATGGATCAACTACTTTAGGTTTTTTTCCTGTTATTTTATCGCCACCAGTATCTATACCCATACTATCTAACGCACTTTCAACATTTTCAGCTGTTGTTTCAGTTAAATCGGCTACTTTGTCAAATGCTGCATTCATTTTACCGTCGCCTAATGCAAGCAATGCCTTGTTGTATCGTTCTTGTGCTTCTGCTAATGCAAGTAAAACATCAATATTGTTTTTACTAACTTTATTTAATTCATTTTGTCTTTGTTTTACTATATCTGTTAATTCTATTTCACGTAATCTTAGTTTTTCTTTTCTTTCTTGTAATTCTGTAATACGTTCTTGTACTCGTACTGCTTCTTCCTGTGCTTGTGTTAACTTTCGTTCTGCGTCCTCTACCTCAAAATTACTACCAGTAGCTTCATTATTTAATTCATTTAAACGTTCTCTAGCTATCGCAAGTTCAAGTGTTTTAATTTCTGATCCGTCTTGTGCTTCTATTAATTGGTTTACGGCTTGTTCTTGTCTAAGTATTGCTAAACGTTCTTCATCAGTTACTTTTGCTGCTTTCTTTTTAGCTTCTGTTAAATCTTTTTCTGCTTGTTCTATTGCAGTATTTGCGTCCTCTAAATCTGTATTACTTTGTTCTATTTCATCATCTATGTCCAGTAAATCTTGACCTGCTTCAATTAAATCTGTCTTTGCTCTTGTCAACGCTTTGGTAGCGTTTTCTTCTTTTTCTTGTATTGCTATAATTCTATTTCTTGCACTTACTAATGCTGATAAGTTTGGTAACAAACTGTTTTGCACTTCTTCTGCTTGATTACGTATAGCGTCTGTATTAGCTTGGTTAGTACGAATTAAATCGCCAATCATATCATCTTCACTTTGCACTTCTCGTTGCAAGTCTTGACTAGCTTTTATTCTGTCTTTATGTTGCTGTAAGTAAAAAGCGTCCATTGCTATTGATCTAGCCATTTGTATTTCTAACGCTTTTTCTTTTGCAGTTAGTTGTTTAGTACCAAAACTTGTATTTTCTAAACCTTTAGTTAAATCTTCATTTGTTTTTATATAATCGTGTGTAAAACTATTTAGTTCGCCTGTTCCGTCTGTTAATCCTTGATATACACTAACTGCACCCTCTGCACCTATAACAATTAAATCTAATGATTTTGCAAGTATTTGAAATCCTTTTTCTAATAACGGTAAAAGAACCGGTGCAAGTATATTAAATATATCTACAATTCTCTGAATAACGGGTGCAATTTCTTTCATTACCGGGGTAAGTCCCTCGCCTAATGAAGTTACCAATTCACTAAATACTGGCATAAGTTCTGTTGCAATTGGCAACAACTCATTACCCATTTGAACTTGTAATTCTTTAAGTTCTGCTTGTACACGCCTACTTGCGTTGGCAAAACCGTCTTGCGTTCTATTAAGATCGCCTTGTTGTACAGTTGTCTTGTCTAATAATAACTCATAAGTTGCAAGTGCTTTTTCTTGTTTAGTTAATTCACTTGCTGATGTCTTACCAGTCATTGTAAACGCTTTAGTCTGTACATCAGCTTCCATAATTGCAATACCGTATGTTTTCAAACTTTCACGTTCGCCTAATAATGCTTTCTGGAACGCTTCCATAACTGGTTTCGCCCCACCTTGTACGTTGTTAAATGAAGCTACGTCCCCGGCAAGGGTTGCTAATTTTGTAGATAAATTTGCTGACGCTTCTGCTGTAAAGTCAATACCTTGTAAGACTGCACCAGAAGTTGCTAATAATTGTTTTAATTCAAACGACGCTAATCCTGCTTTATTAGCAAATTCTTCTACAAACTTTCCTGTTTCTTGTGCTGATTTACCAAATGTAGTTTCAAATGCTGCACCTGCTTCTTCTGCGTCTGACGCTACTGTTAGTGCCTTTGCACCCATTGCAATAGCTGCTGTACCGACTACTGCAAAACTTTGTGCAGCTGCTACACCTACTTTGCCTATACCTCTAGTAAATTTACCTAAAGCTGTATCTGATTTACGTGTTGCATTTATTAAACTTTTAGGATCGCCAATAAACGCATACCTTAATCTTTTTTCTGCCATATTATGCTGCCTTTGTTATCTTGCCTAAAACTCTTGTACTACCTGTTGTAAATCTAATTGGTATTTCAACAACTTTATTCATTTCCATTTGGTTTTCTATTGCTTCAAACACACGATCTAAGTATTCATCAGCTATTTGTGGCAATGCAGTACGTATTGTTTTACCAACTACGTAACCACCGAAACCAGTTTGAAATGCCTTATCGCCAACAAAACTTCTATATAATCTACCTGCACCCGGTCTTGATCTAGGATATGTTCCTAAACGTTTTTGTGGAACTACTCTGTTATTTTTACCTTTTGATGATTTTGTAGGTATGTTTTGCCATATACGACCAAATTCTAAAGATAGAATTGCGTCGTTTCTATGACCTTGTAGTTCAATAGCTGCTTGGTTTTGTCTTGCACGTGCTTTTATACCACGTACTGCTGTATCTCGTCTAAGAACTGGACGACCTGCAACGGTTTGACGCTTACCTAAACGTATAGCGTCATTGCTTACTTCTTTTGCAATTTCTATATTTACACGTCGGATAGTTTTATTTATCTCTTTATCTAACGTTTTAAATTGTCTAAGTAGATCATTTAAACCTGTAACGCCTAATGATCCTGTTACCCCTAGTGTTCTTGCTTTTGCTATCGCCATTAATTCCTATTTTCTATTTCAACTACTAATGCGTTTATTATTCCAATATCGCTGTTAAGCAACTCATTGGGACTAATCCCGGTTGCTAGACTTAGTTGTGCAATAGAAGTTAGGATTGAACTTTTGGGGTATCACTTGAAAATTCCTTAATGGTTTTAACCTCGGCCAAAAACCCGTCAAAATCTTTAGTTTCCCCTTTACGTTTAGCACCTAGCCAAGCCAAATAAGCTGCGTGTTCGTATTTTGCTTCTTTGGGATCAGCTAAGGCACTAAATCCTACATCAAATTGTCTTTCAAACTGAACTAAATCTATTGGTCTAATATCAGCTTCTATTTTTTTCCCGTCTTGGTATTCTATTTCGTAGCCACCATTCATAAGTGTACTCCTTTACTAACTTGTCGCTCTAGTAATTGTACCACTTGTTGGGAATGTAACAGACATAGTTGCTAATTCCCCTACACCGTTAGCTACTGGTGCGTGTGAATTAACAAGTACTGAACCAGAATAAGCTGGATTAGTAGCACTTGTTGAACCTGCGTCTGCTTTTACAATAAATGCAGTTGTAGTACCTAACAATGGGAACAATGTAGCGTCAACTTCTGATGAAGCAAAATCTTGTTGAAATTCAATAGCAAGTGAACCGTCTTTTAAACCACCTGTTCTTGAAACAAACGTATCGCCCATAGCAGTTGTAACTACCTCGTCTGCTGTAATATCTAATGTTACGCTTTGTACGTGATCTGATAAGTCCACGCTGTTTAATGTAACACTAGCGTTATTTAATACAAATGTTGCCAATGTAAACTCCTTTCAAACTTAATTGTATTAGTTAAAAAAGAAGTGTTGTTGTGTGTGTTATTCTATGCCGATTGTTGCGTGAATACCGAAACTAGGATTAGTTCCAGATATTGTGTAATTTAGTCGCCAATATTGGTCGGTTACTGCACCTGCAACAGATTTAATTTCTGAACCTATTGCTGTTATATCTGTAAAGGTTGCACGATCTGTTGGACTTGTAAAACTAGAATTGTCATCTGATTGTAATTTAAAAGTAATTGTTGGTGTTGATGTACCACTTACGCTGTAACAATGTACAGCAGCGTAACAGCTTTCCCCGGAAGCTACTGCACCTAATTGATAAGCAGCACTATTGCCTGTTGCTGTTAAATCGGTATCTAGTGCTATTGTTCCCCTTACAACAATATCTGATGAAATAGATTTACTTATTGTGAATGGTGTAATCTCGCCAACTGTACCAAACATTGAATAACTAAATAAACTTGATTTCATAAAATATGCTGTATTGCCTATACCTGCGTCTGGTACAGCTGTAACAATAATTTCATTACCTATACTTGTACCTAGTAAAGCGTCTGGTTTATTTGCACCTGCTTCATAAAAACCGTCTAATGAAAATGAACTATCTTTTGTACCACCAAGTTTTGTTTTAAATCCACCACTATTTATTGTTGTTGCGTCTAATTCTTCTGCTGTAATTTCTAAATTCATTGCAGTTGTGTGACTACTTAGATCATATCCACCTAAAAATACCTTACCGTCATTAAATACAAATTTTGCCATTTACTTCTTGTCCTCTACCCACGCTTCATTAACATCTGTTGTACTTTTGTCATCAGCTATAAATTTACCGTTTTCTGTTCTTGCTCGTTTTTTCTTTGACTTTGTTATTTTAGTAGGTTTTATATGACCACCTTTTATTAATGACTTAGCAACTTGTTCGTCATCAATCGTGATAATATCGCCTTTAACTTTTTCCATAACTTTTTTATTACCGATTATTTCATATTTAGCCATTATGTTGTTCCTTTCGTATAAACTTGCATTTCTACATTTGCACCTACTGCGTCAATGCCATTTACATTGACATCTGCACTAATGTTTGATACGGCTAAACATCTTGAAGTCGTATCGCTTAAACCAAGTGTACTGTTATTAAATATAGCTTGTCTAATACTTGTTGAACCTTGCCCTGTAATAAACGTTGCTAACTTGTCTTGTCCTGTTCTACTATCTGTTCTTTGACAAGCAACTAAAATATCAAACGTATAAAGATCCGTACCACGTTGCATTGATGTATCAAATTCAATATTTGTTGGCACTATAAAAGCTGCTGGGAAGTTTAAACCCATATCTGGTACTGTGTCGTAAACTCTTAAACCACTTATGTTGTCATTAAGTGTTGTTTTTATAGCGTCTGTAATTTCACTTAGTGTTGCCATTAAGACATTCCTATAATTGTGCCTTTGCGAAATGGTGCAATCATACGTGTAATTTCTCTGTTTTGTTGTATATTTACTACACCGAAATCGCCGACACCTGCAACGCCCAATGGTGCGTTTCTCATTGCAAACAACTCACTGGCCAACATTAATGTAGCTTGTCGTATTTGCTCTGGAACACTTGCATAACCCCATTTTGCAGTTATTTCTGCCCTAGGTCTGTTACTTGAAAAATCTAATGGCCATTCGTTACTACCGTCGGATATTAATTCAATAATGTAGTAAGGATTGCCAGTTATTCCACCAACTATGCCGTTTATAGGTAGCACTTGGTAGTAATTACTTGCAACAGTAACTTCATACGTTCCGTCATCATCATCATCATATTTAACAACTAATCCTGTTGTTGTACTTATATCATCTACACGAAGTCTATATGGATCGTTTGTAAAAAACTTTCTTGCCGAAGCTGATCCGTCTGCGTAGAAGTAACGACCACAAAAAGTATCAATCTGCCTACTAGCTGCATTAATTGCGTCGTCTAGTAGGTCATTGTCTTGACTATCGCTTGTTGGTATTCCAACAAACGCTTTTAATTCATTTTGTGTACAGTAGCCGTTAGTAATGGACATAGGTTATTTACCTTTTTTTCGGCCTTTAC